TGTCTGCACGGCGACGACGTGACGCAACGGATGCTTCTTGGCCTCAGCATCCATGCGGCCTGCGTCGCCCTGGCCGCCGCAGCCGTAGGCTCCCCACTGCTTCGCACGCTCGCCGGAATACTCTGTCAGATCAGCTGTCTGGTACTTCTGCCGGTAGACAACGCCAAACTCGCGGAGGAACTTCGCGACTCCGTAGCCGGTGGCACCGTCCGAAAATCCGCCGTACGGTTGAGCACCGTCGCCAGGCTTGCCACGGGCCTCTACTCGAGCTCCACCGTACAACGGCTCAGTCGCAGGAAGCAGCGGCGGCTCTGGCAGTTTGCCTAGAGACCATGAGACGGCATCGGCAACCGCCACGGCGTGCATTCCGCCCCAGCTGGTGCAGTCACCAATGAGTTGTCTGCCAACCACGAACGGCTTGCCGTAGCGTGCCCGATGGGCGGCATCCAGTTGCCGGTATAGAAACGTGTCAACGCCTTTGGCTTCCTTCATCGCCTCGGCACCCGCCTGGCTGAAGAACTTCTCGTCGCCAAGCGTGTCCAAGAATTGCCGAGTCCCTGCCGGATCTGGCGTATAGCCGAACCGGGCATCAATAGCGTCCGCCGTGCGGCGCGTGGCACGCTCAACGAGCGCGCCGAGGATCGCCATGACGATCACAAACGTGACGGCGCCGACAGACCAGCGATTACTTCGTGACATCGGCGGCGGCCCTCGACAGGTCACGGAATGCTGAGACCCATGCCGACCGGCTCTCTGGCGTCACTGGCCCACCAGACGAACCGACAGCGTCGTCAAGGAACCGATGAACGGCGTCCCTCACCTGTGGCTGGCGAGCACCAATGCTTTCGCCTTTGCACCGCATCTCGCGGGCGGCGATCCGCAGGTCGTCAAACGCCACGCCCGTCTTGAGACGCTGGTCGTGGCTGCCGTCGTACTCAATGCAGTCCGCGAGCTCACCGCACAGAGCGGACATAGTCGCCGCGTCCTCAGCAGCAGTCGGGCCGATGAACTTGCCTCGCAGGCTGAACGCATCAGGCGGTACAGGAGCGGGCTCAGGCTTCGGCGTGCTCGAGCTGCGAGGCATGAACGAGATGGCAGCAGCGACGACCAGGGCGAGCACAGCGACGTGCTTGCCGTCGAGCGTTGGCATCTTTGCTGTGGCATACCACGCTTTCACCCTCTCGGTGATCTGCTGGCCAGCGAGGACGTAGACGGCAAACGCCACAAGGAGAGCAGTGATCACGTTGACGACCTCACCATTGGGAGCATGGATTCAACGGCACCGGCCGCGAGAGCCAGAACAAACGCACGCAAAGCCGGACGCAGGATTGCCCACGCTGGATACGCCACGAGCGGCACGCACCGGCTGGCTGTGGTGTCAAAGAGCGCAGCCACGGCGGCCACGGCGATCGCCTTCTTCTCAGGGCCGGACAACGACTTGACGCGGTCAAGCGTCTCCACGGCGAGCCGGAGCAGGGCGACCATGAGCTCGCCAAACTCCTGCCAAGTCAGACCGTCAGCCGCCGTACGCCGAGCGTCGGACAGGAATGACATAACTTTTGCGTCGAGGCCGGCGACGGCGGATGGATGGTCTGATGCCATGCCGCCAGACTAGGCCGGTAGAGTCAAAACTAGACCGGCTCTGCCGCTTCACACTCTGCGAGACAAGCTGCGTAGCCGGCCAAGTCAATCGGCCCGTCTGCAGTCTTGTTTGGCCCGAGGAATCGTGCCACCTTGTCAAACGTCATGAAGATCGCCCAGTCGCTCTCCGTGAGCGGACGTTTCAGCACGTCGGCGAAAGCGGCGTTGATCATGCCGATGGTGCGCCGGAAATGATGTTTCGGGCCGCCGTATTTTGGGCGTCGGTCACGAACGACATCTATGGCATCCATCAGCAATCTTTCGGCAGGCGATACGTCGTCGTGATCCTTTGCAATGATGCTGTCACCAGTCCAGCGGATGTCGTCCGGTGCGGCTTCCATCTCCTTCTGCCCCTGCAGAATCCAGTCAACAGGCACCGTCTCCTCTGGCTCTGTCCGGTCGGCGTGATACTTTGCAGAACTCGCCTGTGTGATTTCTTTCCAGCCAGCCTCTAGCTCTTGCGGCGTGGGCTGGCACTTACCACCGTCGCAGCATCCGCCGGCAAACAACTGGTCAGGCGTCGGCATGGAAGCGTTACCGGCCAGGCGAGTCTCCACGGCCTCCCGCAGCTGCGTGTTGGTGTTCTGGAGATCCGTAATAAATCCTTGCATCTTTTTCCTTTCAAGTAGAAGTCGTGCAACGTCTGCGGCAAGAGAGCCTGCAGTGCCGGTCCACTGCCCCTGGTAGCGGTACGCTCGCTGGCGTGCGTCGGCTAAATAGTCGTCTGTCAATTCGTAATCCATGCGTCAACGCTTTGCTCTGAGGTCTCTGTCGCAGAACAGCGGATAGGCCCGAGTCACCTCGCGTCGCCCGCCATCAATGATTGCCATGCCTTGGCATGGACGCTCTGGAGAGGCAACACGCTCGGCGTATGGCGAGTGGCCGATGACGCTACCGTTGGCGATGTATCGAGCACCACGCAGCCAGCCCCACGAGTGGTAATGCCCAAATATCGTCAGGTCAGCCTTGCGGCCAGCGTCCCACCTGGCGATAGCCTTGCTCGCCGGAAGTGCCACACCGTAGACGCCACCAGAGAACCGAATGGAGTGGCCGTGGGTCGTGCGAACCAGAAACCCGTCAAGGTCAACGTACCCGAGATGCCCCTCTGCAATCTGCCACTGCACGTTCTTCTTCTTCTCCTCGCGGGCCAACGTGAAATACATCATCTGTTCCCACGAATGGTCAAGCTCCGTGGCAATGCGGTTCTTCTCGGTGCTACGCCCGTGGTTGCCAGCGTTGGTGCAGACGATGACAGACTCTGCGCTATCAGCGACGGCGTCTATGAAAGCCCGCAGCCTTTCAGCGATCCACCTAGTGGCGTTCATCGGCGAAAGCTGTGCCACCTCCATGCAGTCTGGATGGATGTGGCCGGTGATGAAGTCGCCACCAAGCCAGACGAGAACCCGGCGGATGTTGGCTTGATTCCGCTCGTGCTCAAGGCAGGCAAGAAACCGCTCCTCAAGCTCGTTCATTCGCAGTTGACATACGTCAAGCGAGTAGTCGTTTTCAAAATTTACGGTTTCAGGCAGGACTCGCTCCTCGCAATGCACGTCCGAGAGCATCAGCACCGCCGTGGCGTCGTGCCGTTTTGCTTTGACACTCTTGGTCAATGGGCGGCTTGCCGCCTTGATTCCTGACAGACTAGCCAAAGCGTCACCACGCTCCCTCTCCCGGTCGATCTGAGCCAGGGCGGACTTGTACCGCCCCTTCAACGTGGCCACCTCAGAACGCAGCCTGGCGAGCTCTGCGTCGGCCGCCAGGTGCTGCGAGGCGTCGATCGTCTCGGCCACCTCGGCGATCAGGCTTTTCCTAGCCATTCGCATACTCCTTGAGTGCCTACCGTTGAGATGCCACGCTCGTGCAGATGAGCGGCGATGATCCTTGCAGCGGTGTTCCGCCTAACCTTGAGCTTGCCGGACTTCCACGCGGCCCTGAGCTCCTCAAGCTCGGCTTGGTGCTCTGGTGCGACACGCTCATACCACGGCGTGTTGCCGTGAACCCTAGTCGGCAGCGATTCAATCACGGCGGCGACGAGGCTTCCGCTCTGGCGTTTCCGTGTCATCGGCCTGCTCCTTTCGCTTGAGGTGAATCCACCCGTCATCGTCTGGGATTCCACCGCCGGCCACGTCGTCTTCTTCGTCGTCAGAGTCAAACGGCGACAGGTCCGCAGGCGGCTGCGTCTTGGGCTTCGGCTGTGATCGCTGGCGTCCCATGCCGATAGAGTGGCAGGCGTGTCAAGCGGATGCCTTGCGGGCGTTGCTGATGGCACGGCGGATGAGCATGCGGCCAGCAGCGTCTAGGAACGGGAGTCCGCGAGCCTCGGCCTCTGCTCGCATAACGGCAACTACCTCTGCGATGCGTTCTGGCTTGCTGCACTCGTCTGGCCCCCATTCGTCCATCTGTGCGGCCTTGGCGCGGCAGGCGCAGGTTGGCGTTGGCTCGATGCCGAACCTTTTCAGTAGCTTGGATAGCTCGGTTCCTGGGCCGTGGCCTATTGATGCCGCGACTTCTCCTGTTGGATCCTCTACTATGTGCTGCTCCTGCAAACGTGCCTGCTCAAGCCAGTACGAAAGCGGCCGACACTCACGCGAATACTTTTCGTCCGCGTAAGCAATTCCGCACTTAGCGCAGATCCCAGACTCGCTAGCCTCGCAGTATTCCATGAGCTGACTCACTACAGATACTGCACTGAATTAATGGTCAAAGTCGTCTGAACCCTGTCGTGCGCCGAGGGGTTCAAATAGCAGTACTCCCCCGTCCAATCATCACCAGTAATTACCTTACCAATAAGCCAGTCCCAGACGTTATCCTTTGTTTTTCCTTCGCAGTTTTCCGACATGATGACGCGGCCATAGTATGGCGCGTCTCTCAAAACCTTTCTATCATACATCGCTCCACCAATAGCGCCCCTTACGGTGCATCCGTAAAACGGGTAGGAAATTGCATCATCGAACTGCGCCTGTGAAACTTGCACTAATACAAAAACAGCTTGATTGCCCTCAAATTTCAGACGAGCGTAAGCAGTAGCGGCTAAATATGTGCTCTGACCAGTAAAGTTTGGTTCTGTTCGATACCTGTGCGTACCGTAAAAAAAATCTGTTGAAGGCACGCCGGAATCACTGTACGGCATCATGGTGCCGTAATGCGTAGCAAACGTATATGAGTAGGCGTCCGTGCTGTATGTCATATCTATTGCCACAGACAGCGATACAGGTCTTCTGCCGCATGTAAAACAGGAGCATTCCGTTCCGCTTTGCATTGTCCCGCCAAGCGATGCGCAATCAGCAACCGTTTTCAGCGAGCACACACCAGCGACGCAGCACGGGCCAACGCAAGGATTCGGCGTGCACGTCGTCCCCACTCCCTTAAACGTCTGCCCCGCCCCTTGGCACTGGCACTGCGGCTTGACGCTGCACGTTGTGCCGGTGCAGCATGCGCCCTCTTTGCAGGCGTTACAGCAATTGCAGTTCTCCGCAAGGCTGCCGCTCTTGACGATGAGCGATCCGTTTTTTGTGGCGAGTGGCATTATGCGCAATCCGTGGTGGAGATTGTGATGCTCTTCGGCGAAGGCGACTTCTTGCCGACGACATAAACCGTCTCTTTCGTAAACACTAGACCAGACGCTCCAAGCGTTACGCCTGTGATCACGTCGTGCTCAACCATCTCCGTCTCGACGAGAACCCATTCACCGCCAGCGTAGGCTATCACGCAAGACTTAGTGCCTGTGCCAGTGATCGGTGCCATGTAGTTCTTGGCGGTATATGTTGCGCCAGATATGACAGAGTCTGTGACTGTTGCCGCGGCATCTTTTTCCCATGGCGCGTCAAACGTCCCGCGAATAACGCCGGCCTGCATTCGGATCAAGGCCCAACTGGAATCTTTCCAGAGCACGTGAGCCCCTGACGCCTTCCCAAGATCCGCCGCCTTAAGCTGCACCACGCCACCGACAGCCACACGCCCAACCTTTCCGCTCTGAATCGGCTCTACAGCCACGCACCAGGCCGTCGTGGTAGCTGACGGCGTGCCGCCTGTCAGTACGGGCATCTCTTCAAAAGACGCTGTTGCGCCGCCTGACGAGCTCGTTGGCGTGATCTGCACGCCAGTGATGGCGAGGACGCCCCAGCGTGCCACAGTCACCGACGACTGGCAGTAGCACCACGTATACGGCTTGAGGACTGTTGAGCCGGGAGCGCCTGACGTGCCTGCATTCGC